TAGATGTATTATCTACACCAGAATCGGCGGTTTCTGCTACGCCAACTGTTTATAATATTGATTTGACTTTAGCGGATACCGAATATTCTCAAGCATTACCAGTAAATACAGAAAAGTTTGAGTTTTGGTGTCGTGGAGCTTATGATATTCGTTTTGCTTTTATTACTGGAAAAGTGGCTACACCTACTGCTTCTTATCTAACTTTGAAAGCGGGAACTTATGCAGAGGAAGATAACTTAAATTTAGCCGCTACCACTTTGTATTTAGCGTGCGGAACGGCGGCACAAGTTGTTGAACTTCTAGTTTGGACATAATATGAAGATATCTGGAATCCCAATACAATTATTAGACAATCGATATTTGAAGCTTGATGCTTCAAATGATCCCGTGACTGGCAACCTTTTAGTTAGACCTACAGTTGATTCTCTCTCTAACTTCGAAGTACAAGATAAAGACACAAATGTAATTCTGTCAGTAGATAGTGTGAACAATAGAGTCGGCATTGGGACGGCGAGTCCTCTGGGCAAAACTCATATCAAAAATAGCCAAAATACTGCAACTCTAGGAAGTGAAATGATAACGGTAGCTAATAATAGGACTTTTGCCGGCGCGGGTAACTGGACGGGGACCAATTGGACAGTAGGAAGTGGCGTATACACACACACCGCAGGAGCTAATGCTGCATCTCTGGCGAATACTTATTTAAGTGAAGCTCCTGTCGGCGGTAATTATTACAAGGTAGTTATTAAAATTACTACCACTGTGGCGGGAGTACTAACCATTGCTCTTGGCGGAAGAAGTTATTTTAATCTAGCTGGGAGCCAGCCTAGTCAAGATGTCACATCAAATACTTATACATTTATGATGAAGGCTGTTGGTAATGGTCCTATCACACTTACACCAGACGCTGTTTGGACAGGCAGTGTGGACAATGTAAGCATTAAAAAAATAACTCCTATTTCAGAACCGCTTATAACTTTTGAAACGAACGCAGAATCTATACCATCAAGCGAGATAAGAATTACTGATAGTACTACACAAAATATGTACTTCGGGAAAGAAAACGGGGTTACGTGTGTTACATCCATATCAACGGCGAACGTGGGAATTGGGTTTAATTCGCTGTATTCTGTTATAACAGGATCGAGTAATGTAGGTATTGGAACTGACGCTTTGTATCAATTGACAACGGGCGACCTTAATATTGCCATCGGGAATGGGGCATTTTCAGGGCTAACTATTGGTAGTGGTAATATTGCTCTTGGCGGAAACTCTTTTTGGGGGAATATATCTGGATCATATAATATTGGTATTGGGACAGATTCGGGCTCTAAAAATATTTCGGGTTCAAATAATACTTTTATTGGATATTCCGCTGGTTTCTGGCAAACGGGAAGTGATAAGTTAATTATTGACAATATCCTGCGAGCAAATGCGGCCACTGAACTAACTAACGCTATCATTTATGGTGTGTCAGCGGCGCTTCCGATAAACCAGACTTTAGCATTAAATGCAGTTGTTTCAATTAGTGATGGCCTGATAGTCAATGAGGGCGGATTATCAACTTGTGATACTCGAATAGAGGGTGATACTGATGCTAATTTATTATTTGTTGATGCTAGTGCCGATAAAGTGGGCATCGGGACGACGGGGCCGGGAGCAAGATTAGAAATTATTGGCGGCAGTGCCGGTTCTAAGTCGCTGATAGTTAGAGGAAATTCAAGTAATGACGCCAACATTCAGGAATGGCAATATAATAGCGGAACTGTTAGGGCAAGTATAGCAAATACAGGAGCATTTTATACCCTTGGAGATGTAGGAATTGGGGTCGCTGTTGATACAAAATATGGTCTTAATTTAGCAAAATCTGTTGATGGAGCAGATACGCTGACATATAGGGGATTAAATTTTACCCTTACCGATGCTCCAAGCACAAGCAATACGCACTATGTCCAAGGTTTAGCTGGTTATACTTATGCTAATCCTGAGGCCGGTGTTACAAACTCGGGAAATATAAGAGGAGGTATTTTCGGCGCATACTTAACGTCTGACGCAACCCAAGGAACGGTAACTACTGTCTATGGATTATCGGTTGGAGCGGGGACGCTTACTGGCGCTACAGGAACAATAACCAATCTTTATGGTTTTGATCTAAGCCTTGCAAAAGCATCGGGTTCAACAATAACCAATGCCTATGGTTTGTATTTGGCAGATGTAAACCAAGGAGATACTCTTAACTATGCCATTGTCACCAATGCAGGAAATATCGTCTTTAACGAAGGCGGCGACGCTTCGACTGACTTTAGAGTAGAGGGAGATACTGCTACTAATCTTTTATTTACCGACGCTTCTGCGGATGCGGTGGGAATAAATTATACCGATCTTACTGGAACTACGGGGAAGTTCCTAGTAAACGGCAATGTTGGCATAGGCACGACAGCACCCGCTACACACTTAGAACTTAGGGCAACAAAAGACGATAATATCAGAATTACTTCAACGAAAGATGCTAGTGATTGGACAACTAGCGATACTATTGGTGGTTTTGAATTTTATGGTTCTGACCTTTCGGGGCTTGGTGCTGGCGTAAAAGCCTCCATGAGGGCTATTCAGGAAAATGGAATATATGGAAATCTTTTTGGTCTTATGTTTTCTACAGCTGGTACTAATGGAAATGATACAGAACGTATGAGGATTACCAACACCGGCAACGTCGGAATTGGGACAATAGCTTTCGGTACATCTGCCACGAAAGTCCTGGGTATTGGCAGTGGTACAGCACCAACCACTGCTCCGGCGGATATGGCCCAGATGTGGGTGAAAGACATCAATGCCGCTGCCGGATACGCTGGATGGCACAAACGCACGGAGACCACAAATGTTGTAGAGATTGTTCCGGGCGTCGTCATCAAAGCCACAACTGGGCGGACAGCAAACCCCTACGAGGGATTTATAGAAATCAACACCTTTGATAATCTCGTGGCAATCTACGCTGACGCTGACTGGCGCACGCTCGCCAGCGGATGGTAAAGACACTAAATAATGATATTATAATAGAAAATTAAAAAGGAGGTTTATGAACATTAAAGTAACTGAACCAGTTTTAGATTATGAGGGGAAAGTAATCAAAAGCGGAAAGGATAAAAGTCTTATATGGCGGGATATTATCTTTCAGGCTTTAAACAGTGTTACCCAAAATGAGGTTTTAACTGGCGAACAAAAAGCCAAATGTTATCGAATTAGCCAAAAGGTATATGATAGCAATGCTCCTGATTTGACCTTAGATGAGAGACATTTTGTTTTGGAGCGGATTGATAAAATTATTTTATCGCCTTTAATTTGTGGGCGGGCAGAAGAATTTTTTGAGGAGAAAAAAGGTGAAGGAAAATAAAAACGATACAATCTCGTGGTTACAATACAATAACATTGCTGGTATTGTGGCTTCGGCTTTAATGTTATCAACCACCTTCTTTGCTTTATATACTAAGGTAGAAGTTTTGATTACTCGGGTCGATAATTTACGTGCTATTGTCGAGAAACAGAATGATCTTGTGGCTCAATTTCGGGAGAAACAGATAGAGATAGACAAAAGACTAACTTTAGTCGAAGCTGAAAAATGACATATCCTTTTACTAAACACTGGGAGTTTTCTAATACTTTTGGAACGGCACAGCACTATGACTTTAAATGTCCAGTATGGACGCCGTTTGTAGCGATAGAGGCTTTTATGCCTGATTTTATCGGTATTGATAAAGGACGAGGTATCGCTGGTACTGGCGAACATGGTCGGTGGCGGTACTGGCATGTGGAATCGTTTGATATTCAGATTCAAGAAAATAAATTAGTTAAGGAAGGTCAGATGATAGGCTATACCGGCGGCTGGCCGCCATTAGCAAATGAAGCTACTACAGGTGCTCATTTACATGTAGATTGCCAAAAAGACGGTAAGTATATAGATTTTATGAAGTTAATTAAAGAGGAGGAAGATATGTCTGATCCACAGTGGATAATAGACGTAACCGAAAAGGGTAAAAAAGCCCTCAAAAATTTAGGACTTACTGAATGGCTGAATAAGCCACCATCAGAACAGCTTAAATTTTTAATTGATTTAGCAGTTCAAGGACAAGAGATTGGTCTTAAAGAGGCTTGGAAAAAAATCGGCAAGATGATTGGAATCAAGTGAGATAGGTTTCATCATTTTTAGGTGGCTTGTAGAGTCTTAAAAATGAAAGGAGAACTATTCCTACGAATAAATACTGGCAGAATGAAGCGGCTAAATTATGGGATGAAATACGGCGATTGGAGAACAAAATTGATAAAAACAAGAAAGGTGTTACTTGGGAATTTCGTTTACTTCTGGATGAAGTAAGGGGCATCAACGATTTCATGCAACAAACCTCTAAAAAAAGAGGATAAAAATATATTTTAGGAAGAAGGTGACTAAAATGTCAGAACCATTCAAAGAAGCGTTAAAAGAATTATTAAGAGTGATTGCTTTGGCTGTAGTTCCCGTAGTTATCTCTTTTGCCGAGGCAGGTACTTTTTCGTGGCGGGAAGTGGCGCTTGTGGGAGTGATCGCTGGACTTAGGTTTGTTGATAAACTTTTGTATTTAGAGGGTAAGGAAAAAGAGAATAAGATACTTGAAGGCGGTTTAACGAGATTTTAGTATAAATTTCAGAGTATTTTTTTTCTTAGATAAGCGTTACAGGAATTTCTAAAAAAATAGGCAGATTTCATAAATTTAAAGAGGTAAATATGATAGATGAACTTCGTTGCGAAAATTGTGGCAGATTTTTAGGAAGTAATTTTGAGGGTCGTTTTGTCAATCTTAAATGTGGTAAATGTGGTTGGGTAACTAAAATAAACATTAATCCAAAACCATTAGGGAAATGGGAATTGACAAAAGAGAAAAAAATGGTATTATTTAATTGAATTAAATAAATATAGGCAGTCAAAGCCTCTAACCTCATTAAATGACTAAAAGTCACCGTATGAGGTTAGAGGCTTTTTTTATTGCTTAAAGGCGGGGAATATTAGTTTAATACTATTTATGCGTTCTTTTTTCCCCGTCTTTATGAAGTAAAAAATCATGCCTGAAACTACCGAAAATTATCATCGAGTGCCTAATCCAAAACATACTGAAAGTGAGTGCGAGAATATTCGTACTATGACTGTTTCCGGAGAAAAAGGGATTAAAGCACTTTATTGTATTGATCATAAAAAAATTAAAACCTATCTTTTTGATGTAGAAAAGTGGTCGATGGATGAAGCTAAAAGATGGGTTGTCAATCACTCTAAGGAGGTGCATCTTATGGATCATTTTATTGCAAAAGCGTACGTAGAAAAAAGAGATAATGATGAAGAAGGAATACTAGAAGCGGCAGTAGCTTCAACGGGTAATGAAGACAGACATGGAGAAGAATTAAATCAAGAAGGATGGGAATTAAAAAATTTCAAGAAAAATCCAGCATTCCTTTGGGGACATAATTTTAGGGAAGAAAGACCCCCAATCGGCAAAGTATTAAAAGTATGGTTGGATGGTGAAGGAAAAAAGACAAGATTAATGTTTAAACCTAAATTTGATTTAGAAGATCCTTTTGCGGCAGAGATTTATAGAAAATACAAAGATGGTTTTCTAAATTCTTTTTCGGTTGGTTATATTCCTCTTGAAATTGATGGCAATCAACATTTAAAAATGGAATTGCTTGAAATTTCTGCCGTAGCGGTTCCGGCAAATGCTGATGCTAATGTAAGACGTGGTTTAGAAGAATTTAAAATTAAAACTATTACTTGGGAAGGAATATATAAATGTTTATATGGATGTAATTTAGAAAGTAAAGACATTATACCTTTTTCGGGTTTTCCGATTGCTGAAGAATCACGAGCATGGAATGGGGGAACTGCTGAGGGAAGAATCCGTAATTGGGCAGGGGGTCCCGAATTAGAGAAAATAGATTGGTTAAAATATCGTAAAGGGTTTACGTGGTTTGATTCTCGAGATGAGAAAAATCTACGTTCGTATAAATTGTTGCATCATGACATTGAGAATGAAGAGTTAGTAACTGTTTGGACTGGGATACGAACCGCAATGGCTATTTTATTAGGAGCAAGGGGAGGGATTGATATTCCCGAAAGTGATCGTAAAGGAATCTATAACCATCTATTACGACATTATGAACAATTCGAAAAAGAGGTTCCTGAATTTAAATATGTTGAAGATCAAGTTCTAAAAAAATTAGAAGGAGAGATAAAAGGAGATGCTTATGAAAAAGCAGTATCAGAAGTTAAAGGACAAATTACAGCTTTACGGAATGAAGTTAAAAGCATTTTTAGTAAAAAAGAAAACGAGCAAGAAAAAAAGAATATCTTTGAAATGCAAAAATTAAGAAAAGCATTAAAGATTATATCAATAGCTTTAACGAAAGGGGGTGAAAAAAAAGATGGACAAAGATAAAATTAAAGCACTTCTTAAAGAACTTGAAGATGAAGGTTCAAAAGAAGGTGATGAATCAAAGGAAGGAACTGATGAAAAATCCTTATCAATTGATGCACTTAAATTAGCCGAAAAAATCGGAGATAAAATTGTATCAACAATTGAAGAAAAAACCCAACGAAAAGATGATGGTACTTTAACCAAACTTTTCACGCCCAAGGGTGGATTAGAAGCAGTAAAATATCCTTCTAATGATGAATTGGCAAATTTGAGTAAAGAAGATAAAATTCTTGTTTGGTTTAAGGCCATGATAAATAAAGATCGTGACAACCGAGCGGATTTTGTCTTTAAAGCGTTAATTGAAGGTACTGATGCTCAAGGGGGATACTTAGTTCCTGAAGAGTTTAGGGCAGAAGTTTTCCGCATTCTTCCAGATATGGCGGTAATGCGTAAACTTGCTAGAGTAATTCCTATGACTACAGATACCCTTAACCTTAATACTTTGTCTGCTCGGCCGTATGCTTATTGGACGAGTGAATATGCGTCAAAGTCTACAACTTCAGCAGAATTTGGTCGCGTGACCTTACAACCCAATGATCTAGTGTGTTTGCTTCCTGTGACTCATCAACTTATTGCTGATGCCAATATTGATGTGATCCGATTTGTAGTCGAATTGTTTGCGGAGGCAATCGCGGCCGCTGAGGATGATGCTTTCTTCACTGGTTCGGGTTCGGGTCAACCTCAGGGTATTGCTTCTTGTAGTAGTACCGGTTCTATAGCCTCTGGGGGATTACTGAATTTTGACGACATTATTTCTGCGATCTATTCTAGGAAACAAAGGATTCGTCAAGCTCCTAGTGCGGCTTTTGTAGGTAACCGAAGAGTAATTGAAATTCTACGTAAGGTTAAAGATAGTAATGGAAGATATATCTGGACACCGGGTGCTTCTTCAGATGTTGCTAACAGAGGTCCCGAAATGGTATATGGTTATCCGATTCATGAGAACAATGATCTTTCTGAGCATGTTCTTTGGTTTGGAGATTGGAAATATTACCTCATTGGAGACCGACAGTCTCTTGCGGTTGAAACTACCCGTGAAGGTGGAGACGCATGGAGAAGGAATGCAACCGAGGTCAAGGCAGTAGAGAGAATTGACGGAAAATGTGTGTTAGGTAGTGCTTTTGTGCAAATTACAGGAATTTAGTTGTAATCTTGCGACAGGGGATAACTCAATCCCCTGTAATGAGGAGGCAACTATGATTAAAGTTCAATTTTTTAAAAATGGTGAAATAATTGAAGTTACCCGTAATGAAGCACATGGATTAATCGAAAAAGGATTAGCTAAAATTTATGTTGAATATGAACAAAAAGTGATAAGACCTTCTAGAGGAAGACGAAAAGGGTATTCAGTTAAAAAATTATAAATATGTCAGTCAATAATTATGTACTTACAACTCGACAACGTTTGATGAATTTTCTAGGAATTACTACAGTTACTACAACTGAGGGTAATGTTTTAGATCGAATTATTAATAGTGTAACTGATTATATCGAACATTATTGTCAGCGTCGGTTTAAACAAACGACTTATACTAATGAAGAATATGATGGGACTGGAAGTAAACAGTTGTTGCTTAAAAATTATCCAGTGAGTACAACAGCAACATTTACTTTAGGAGAAAGACAAACTTCTCTGCATAGTGATGATTGGGATAATGTTGATAGCTCATTATATTTTGTTCAATATAACGAGGGAATTGTAGAATTACCGCGGGGAAAAGATTGGCGAGCATTAACTTCAACCGGTGAAAGTGAATTTAATGCTTTAATAAGGGGTTGGCGCGTAACATATACTGCAGGATATAATTATGATAATACGGTTACTTTTTTATCGGATGTTGGTCTTAGTGATTTAGAATATATAGCATGGCGATTGTGTGCAATAGGTTGGAATAGGAGGAAGGGTGATCCCGGAGTAGAATCAGAACGGATAGGTGATTATTCTGTTAGTTATGCTAAAGAAGTTTTTGAAAACTCCGAAGTGAAAGCTATTTTAGATAAATATGCTCGAATGGATGTGGTTTAGACCATGGGAATCAAAAGATTTTTCAACCAAAACGTCACGGTTAGAAGACTCAAAACCGTCAGTGGATACAAAAAAGCGTTTCGAGCAACAGCGACTGTGGATAGTCATATTCAAGAGCTTGATGGTGAAGCTCGGCAAGTTTTGGGAATACTGGAAGGTCGAGCATGGGAAGCATGGTTTGACGTGGCGGCAGATATACAGGAAGGCGATAAAATCACAGATTCAAAAGGGATAATTTATAAAGTAAGAGAAGTCACTCAAAAAGATTATGGTATTAATCAACATCTACAAGTAATTCTAGAAGAATATAATGAGTGATCTAAAAGGAATCCAATTTAATTTGAGTATTACGCCACCGTTTGAAAAAGTGGCTAATTTATTTCGTACCTTTTCGATTGGAGAAAGTGTTCAAAAGGGATTGGCAAAAATTATTTATTGGATTGAACGATATGCCAAACAGTTGACTCCAGTAGATACAGGAAGGTTGAGAGCTTCACTTGGTGGAGGAGCTTTTAAGGGTGGTAAATATGAAATAGGGACTGGCATTTCGATTAAGGAATTTAAGGCGAGTATCGGTTCCAACGTTAAATATGCCAAATATGTTCACGGAATGCCTTTTTATCCAATCCAAAGAATGAGATCAAGACCTTTTCTAACTACAGGAGTCGAATTGGCTATGCGTAAATTAGGCGGTGAACCAATCTTATCTAATTTAGGAAAGTCTTTTCGACAGAAATTTAAACAATTATGAGCTTTACAACTTTAAGACCACAAATTAAAACTTTGCTGGAAACAATAACGGCGATTCAAGAAATTAGTTTAATTCCTAAAGCTAAATTTAGCGGATACCCAGCGGCTACTGTAACCCCGTCCGAAAATTCGGCTGACTATGAAACAACAACCGAAAATATACGAGTATATGCTTTTATTGTACGACTCTTTTACGAAACTAAGGATAGTGGAATTGGGGAGGCGATTATAGCTTTAGAAGCAGTTGTAGATTCGGTTTTAGATAAGTTTGATCAGGAAGATTATAAGGGATCAACAACAAGAGTAATTGGAATAGGATTACCAAGTGGATATACATTTTTAAATCTTTTTGCGCACCCTTCTAACTGGGGAGAATTACCAGAAGAAGCCTTAGTAATGGCAGAAATTACGGTAAGAATTAGAATTAGTAGAGATATTACATAGAAGATAATTATACCTTAAAGGAGGTGTAAAAAAATGAGTAAATATGTTGGACGTTTAGTTAAATTAGGAATTGCTAGAGAAACAAATCGTGGGGTGGGAGTTGCTCCTTCATTTTGGATTCCCTTTGAAACTTTTAATCACGACGATAAAGTGGTTAAAGCTCGATCAACAGGTGCTTTAGGTAATTTAGCTGATAGTGAAGCGGCTTTGGTGACAACAAGATATGCAGAAGGGGAAGTAACGGGAGAAATTAGGGATCAAAGCTTTGGATATTTTTTGTATTCACTATTAGGAACTTGTAGTTCGGGGACTATAGTTGATAGTTCATATACCCATAGTTTTACTCTCGAACAGACCTGTCAACATGATAGTTTGTCTTTAGTGGTTAAAGACTCAAATTCTACTGAAATGTATCGATTAGCAATGGTTGATGAATTAGAAATAACCTCAGCATTAGATCAAATTGTCAAATATCGTGCGAGTTTCAAAAGCAAGCGGGCAATTACGGCAATACAAGATGGAAGTATTACGGCCGAGAATAAATTCACCAAGAAACATGTAGGAATTAAAGTTGCGGCGAATATTGCTGGTCTTGCGGCGGCAACAGTATTAAGCATTAAAAACTTAGTATTAACAATAAAATCAAATGTGAAGATGGATGATGTTTTGGGGACAGCAGAACCTGAAGACTTCTTGAATCAACAGTTTTCGATAGAAGGGGAATTAACTTTGAATTATGAAGATGAAACTTGGAAGACTTACATGACTGATGGAACCTATAAAGCACTACAGATTGCTTTAATTAATACTGATGTTCTAATCGGATCTTCTACTCGACCATCACTAACATTACAATTTCCTCGGGTAGATTTCTATAATTGGTCACCAAATTATGCTTTAGATGATATCGTTAGTCAAACAATCTCCTTTAAAGCAAATCGTGATATTAGTAATAGTCAGGAGATAATTCATTTATGTCAATTAGTGAATACCAAGGCTACTTATTAATTATTAAAGGAGGTTAAATGAGTAAATTTAAATTAGAAACTCGTCGGTATAACTTGAAAGAATTAGGAGAAGAATGGAAGGAATGTTATCTTGATTTTGAACCAATATCTTATGCGGAAGCTCAAGAGTTTTTAGATTTACCGATAGATTCTAAAGAAACTTCAGCAGTCAAAGAATCTTCGGGACGAGTATTTAAAGTGCTCGAAAAAAAGTTTATTCAAGGAATGGGAATTGATAAAGACAATAAAAAGATGGAAATTAGAAAAGAAGAGTTAAAAGAACTTCCCGTAGAAGTTATTGTGGGGGTAATCAATTTTTTGTTGGTAAAAAAACCAAGCCCGAATATCTAAAACGTATTGAACTTGCTCTAAGAGGTCAGGAAAAAATGACATCTGAAATAATCGAGTTTGAATACCGTCGGATGTTCGGGCTTTCGCATAAAGAAATGATGGCAGAACCTTTTGATGTTTTTATTTTAAATAGTTTTATCATGAATAAAAAATTACAGATAGAAAATGAAGAGTATAAAAAACAGTTAAGGAAGCAAAATGGCTGAAAATATTCAAATAGTTATTGATGCTCGTGATCGTGCTTCGGGAGTATTCCGAAATGTGGGTAGTGCCGCTAATTCATCAGCCGCTCAAATTACAAATTCTACAGGTAATATTACTAAAGGAGTATTAGGCGCTCAGATTGCTTTTAGGGCCCTAGAATTTGCAGTAGGTATAGTGCGTAAAGGAATCGGATTTTTTGCGGAATCATTACAGATGGGGGCAAGATTTGCACAAACGGAAATCGCTCTAAAAACAATGGCTGAAAATATGGGGGTAACAACAGAACAAATTGATGAAATGAGAGAGGCATTAGCTGAAGCTAATACTTATGGGATGGACGCCACAGAAACAATACTGACTTTTATTCAAACGGGATTACAAGGAAATGTTGATTTAAATAAATTTGTTCTAACGGCTAAAGAATTTGCGGCGGCAGTAGGAGTTTCATCCAAAGAAGCAATCCAAGATTTTACAAAAGCTATTGGTACGCTACGACCAGAATTACTAGAAAAATATAGGATTCAATTAAGCCTCAATAATTTATATAGTGAATACGCTAAAAAGATTGGAAAAACAGTTACCGAACTAACTTCTCAAGAAAAACGAGAGCTTTTAATACAAGAAATATATCGGCAGGGTATTGCTGTACAAGGAGTTTATGCAGAAACTTATAAAACTTCTGGGAAAAATTTATTGTCACTTCGTGATGCAATGACTAATATAAAAGAATATATTGGTAAGGCTTTTGAGCCGGCTCTTGCGATTGTTACTAATATACTAGTTAAATTATCCAAAAAAGTAATTGATTTTTTTGTGGATAATAAAGAAGAAATTGCTAAATTTTCTGATAAGGTAGCCAAAGTAGTAGATGATATTATTAATACTATGAAAGAATGGATTGTTAAGGCTATTAATTTATACAATAAACATAAAGACGAAATCATTAATGTAATTGAAACAATTAGAAAGAAATACAATGAATTAAAACCAACCATTGATGATATTGTTAATGCTGTAAAAAATTTGGTTAAAGAATGGGGAGATTTTATCCAGATTTTTGTAGATTTTAAAAACAAATATCCAGCAACAGCAAAAGCTTTTGGAGATTTATTGAAATTAATTGGAGTAGTAGCGGGGGCTGGTTTGAATGGCGCTTTACAGCAATTGAATGCACATTTAACTTTTCTAAGATTAGCTTTAGACTTAGTCGGTAAGATCATGGAATGGTTAATGAATAATATTATTGAACCGATTAATCAGAAATTATCTCTTTTAGTAGAAAAGATAAAAGAAGCATTATCTCTTTTAGGTTTATTAGGTGGACGTGAAGGTGGAGGTGGAGGTGGAGGATCATTTCAGACTGGAGGAGTTGTACCGGGACCAATAGGAATACCTCAGTTAGCAGTTGTACATGGTGGAGAACGAGTAAGTCCAGCTCTGGCTGGAATTGGAATGAATAACCAAGGTGGAAACGGAGCAACTTTGAATGTTAATGTAGGAATTTACGCAGGAAGTGCAACCGAAAAAAGACAGTTAGCCAAAGAATTATATGAAGGTTTGGTATATTTGGCACGAGCTAGAAATAAAACTGTAGCTGAATTAATAGGAGCATAAAATGTCTTATATATTAGGTGATATTACTTTGCCAAACCCGAAAGGGTTTGAGCGAGAAACAATCGAAAAAGGAATTACTCTCGAAACTTTAGATGGAACAAC